CTTCCGTATGATTTGCTCGAACGGAATGGTGATCTCTGAAGAGGACTTCGGCAAGATTCATATTCGCCACATCGGCTTTGAGCCTGAGCAGGTTCAGGAAGCTTCTCGCCAGCTTATCATGAACTCGTCCCGAATTGCGGACAAGATCGGTAGCTGGCAGGAGACCACGCTTTCTGACCGTAGCCGACAGGACTTCTTTGCTGACGCTGCTCGCCTTCGGTGGGATAACCCTGATGACGGACTGATTCGTGATGTTGCCATGCCTCGCCGTGAGGCTGATAAGGGTAACGACCTCTGGCGTACTTTCAACGTCGCACAGGAGAACCTACTGCGTGGTGGTTTCCGTAATGGTTCTACCAACCGAATGGTGCGTCCTATCTCTAACATTCAAAAAGATGTGAATTTGAACCAAAAACTGTGGGAGCTTGCCTCTACATACAGTGAGGGCATTGCTCTCAACTAATTCCTTGAGGGAGGGGTGTTTTCCCCCGTCCACCCCTCCCTCGTTTAGTACAATGTTAGAGGATAACTATAGAGAACCGTTAATGATTGACGAGTGTGGCTTATACATCACAGTCGCACAAATGGAATTCTTCCTCAACAGGAAAAACGGTGAGAGCTTGATGAATGCCGCTTCACCTGAATTCTTAAAGTATTACAAGAACTGTTGTTTGTACAATCTTGTGTATGATATGATGGAGGAAGATCCCAAATGTGGTAAGATGTATTGGGACACTAAAACTGAGTCTGTTGCGATTGCTTTTCCTATGAACGGAAAGATTGCTAAGGCTCTAGCAACTGTATCTCTTCACCTAGCAGAAATAGAGGATGAAGAGGATAGTGACGAATTTGATTCTTTTGATTGATATGGGAAGAACATTCCGAAGAGATGATGACCATAACTTTGGTCGTACCAAAAACAAGAACTTGCGTGCCAAGAAAAATAAACCTGGCAAAGTGAAGAAGAGTTTTACGGGTAGGAACTATAATGAACTAGAGAGCTATGAAGACCGTTATGACGACGGTGGCTTTGAAAAGTTCACTTATGGAAAACGTAAAGGTAAATAACCCAGAACCAACGTATATCACCGCAAAGGATGTTCTTACGCCAGAGTGTGCTAAGACACTGATGCAACTTGTTGATGAACGGGGGAAGCGGTCTGAGTGGTCCTACAATCCTTGGTGCGTAGAATTCCAGATCGCTAACCCATTCTCACAAGTTAGATCAAAGAATGACGAGAAGATCATCTCCGTCCTGCCTGAGTTGTTTGGCATTGGAGAGAGCTTCTTGCGCCATATAAACTGGAACTTTCACAATAATGTTTGTGAGTTAGTTACAGGGCATCATGGTTTCTGGGTATTGAGGTATGATGAGGATGGATTCTTCGATCTACATTGTGATTGGGATTCTGGTCCAAACGGTATTCGTCCACCTATCGTAGCCACAGTGGCTATCCTACTAAACGACGACTTCGAAGGTGGCAAGACGGTGTTGTTTGACTCCACAAGCACACCGACTATGATAGAGCAACAGGAGCCGTTGTCTGCGCTCGTATGGGACGGGTTTACACAGCATAAAGTAGAAACTGTGACATCGGGCAGCAGATACGCTCTTGTTATACATTACACAGGAACAATCAAATGAAGTGGATTTGGAAAGACAAAGTATCACAAGAGAAAACCAAACTTGATTTCTCTGCCAAGAACAGACGCAAAGATGTAGTCACCAGGACCATCAAGGTTCACCTTGAACTTAAGATGGAGTACCCTGAGAGCATGGACATCGTGCAAGCAATTCGTGATACCAAAACATCATTCGATCTACCTCTAGGGATTGATATGAAAGATGCTCACCTTTCTAACATAGAAATCCTTGGAGTCGAAGATGTTTGATGATTACGATGTTTTGCCCTGGAAACCCTTTGGATTAGAACTTACCTATGGGGAGTGGGATGAACTTGTTACATGGTATGTGCAAAAAAAGATCTCTGAGATACTAGATACTAAGGAGGACCAGGACAATGCCATCGAACTACATCCCTAAAAACTCCTTACTCGGCCCCACACGGGTGCAGAGGATTGCTAAAAAGCTGATTGATGAGGCTGGAGAGGATCGCAAATTAGCTCTCGAAGCCCATAGATTTTTCAGAAGCATGGTTGATGAGAACCCACAAGACTCAACTGCTAAGAGTCTTATGGTTGATTCATTGAAGGTTGCCCAGGCATCTAAAAACAATGTAATCAAAATCCTCAACCTTGTCGTTAAAATGGAAGAGACCAAAGATGAGAATATCACTAAGGCTTCCAAAGGATCCGAAAACTCTGTATTCAGCGAATTAGACAATCTACTAAATGAGTAACCGTAAAACCTATCGTGTTGTTTGCCCAGAACTGAACGCAGTTCTTTACGTTAAAGGCTATTCCGTTGAGGAAGAGCACAAACTGTACACTTCACTCCGTAAGAAGATTCAGGATTCTGAAACTCCTATCAAGATTGATGAGTACAAAACTTTTGTTGTTCGTAAGTTCATCGCTGACGTAGATGGATTCTTTAACCTGTTCCCTGACGATGATGTCGAGGAAATGATTGAAGGTGTGGATGCAGCTTACGAAGCCATTGTTACGTTGTATCCCCCATTCTCTCTAGACTTTATTTGTACTGATCTTAATAGCGAAACCTTCTTCTCTGGAATCGAGAAGAGGATGCTCAACAAGCTCAGGGAGCAGATCACAGGGAAGCAGCAGAAGGTCGCCACTGAGGGCTCTGTGGCTCTCTCCTCGCTTGAGGAGCTACAACAGCTTGAAGAGCACTTCGGGGAGAACATCGTGGGACAGAAGGACGCTATACGCGCTCTCATGCGTTCGCTCAAGCTGATGGCTTCGGGCCTCGCTAATCACTCGTCGTTCTTATTCGTCGGGCCAACTGGTGTAGGCAAGACCCAAATTGCTAAACTGCTTGGTGATAAGTTCAGTGGTAATTTCTACAAGGTAAACTGTGCCGAGTATGCTGGAGGCCATGAGTACGCAAAGCTGATCGGTTCCCCTCCAGGATATGTTGGGCACTCTGAGAAGTCTTTGCTGGCTGAGAAAGCAGAGCAGTCTAACGCTTGGGTGTTCTTGTTTGACGAGATCGAGAAAGCACACCACAAGCTGTACGATTTCCTGTTGAGTCTATTGGATGATGGCACTTGTACGGATAACATGGGTCAGGTTCTAGACTTCACGCAGTCGATCTTTATTTTTACTTCTAACCAGGGAGTGGGTGAGATTAAGCGCGAGTCCGTAGGCTTTAGCCCTGGGCAGGATGAGGTAGAAGAGAAGGTAACTGACAGTGTAATTCGTAAGTCCGTCAAGCGTCACTTCAGTCCTGAGTTCTTGAACAGGATTGATGAGGTTGTGGTGTTCAAATCTTTGACCCGCAACGACGTTAGGAAGATTGCCGAAATACAACTGGATGAGCTACCTATCAAAGCTACGAAGTCCTTGGTTGATTTTGTTGCCGAGAAGGGATATTCACAGGAGTACGGAGCCAGGAACATTCAAAGGTTTATCAAGAATAATGTTTCTGATAAGATAGCTGACGCCATCTTGCGTCGTTTGGTGCCCAAAAAGGATGGTGAGTATTACACACCTAGAATTGTAGAGGGGCAAGTGAAGATCGTTGACACCAAAAAATTTAATGTATCTTCGACTTGAGAACTGAGCAGGCGAGGCTATAATGGAATGCATGGGTGAGGCGATTGGGCAACCACCGCCGACAGAACACATCACCCATGCATAATACGACCACCCGCCAGTAGCTCATCGGTCAGAGCAGTGTTCTTATAAAGCATTGGTAGGTGGTTCAATTCCACCCTGGCGGACCAAACAACTTACAGGAGAAATCATGAACGAACTAGCAGAAAAATACCTTTCGCAAGCTCTCGAAGGAGCAGAGCAAGCAACCCAACAAATTGATCAAGCAATCGCCCAACTTGAAGCACAACTAGAAAAGATGCAGGAGCAACGCTCCGAAGTGGGAGAAGCTGTTGCTGATCTAAAGTCTGTCCTTGGTTTGGAGGAAGAGGATGTCGATCAAGACTCGCAAGAGTAATCGAATTAAGTTTGGTATCTACGCAACTGAGTCCGAAGCTAATCAAGTTTGTGAAAGACGAGCAGCGGATCCTCAGTTCAAAGATTCAAAGTTTTACACCGTCAAACTAAATAGACGCAAAGAGGGACAGCGCCCTTGGTTGGCATACTGTCTGACCCCTCGATAGAAAACATTCCTCGGTAGCTCAATTGGTAGATGCGTTCGGCTGTTAACCGAAATGTTGTAGGTTCGAGTCCTACCCGAGGAGCCATACAAGCGGGGCAGTAGTCCAATCGGCAGGAGACACGAAACTTAAAATTTCGACAGTGTGAGTTCGAATCTCACCTGCCCTACCAATACAAAAGCGCCATTAGCTCAGTCGGAAGAGCAGGAAACTTCTAATTTCCAGGTCGCGTGTTCGAGTCGCGCATGGCGTACCATCAAAAAGAGAGTATAGCTTGAAGAATCACCATCGAAGTATTTTTATCTCCGACACTCATCTGGGCAACAAAAATTGTCAAGCTGAAAAACTATTGAGCCTCTTGAAGAGTGTAGAGTGCGATAGACTTTACCTCGTTGGTGATATCATTGATGTGTGGTCAATGCAGGCTAGTAAACTTCATTGGACTCAGCCACAAAGCGAGATTATTCGCAGAGTGCTTAAGATGTCCAGGAACACAGAGATTTACTATGTTGTTGGCAATCACGACGCAATCGTAAGACCTTTCTTGCCTATTGACATGGGCAACATCAAGATCGTAAATGAAGCAATACACACTACAGCGAGCGGTAGAAAGCTTCTTGTTACGCACGGAGATATCTTTGATCCTTTTGTGGTTCGGTACGAGTGGATCTCTAAGCTTGGAGCTAGGGTATACGATCTGCTGATCAAAGCTAACAGTTCTGTAAACTGGGTCAGAAGGATCTTTGGTCTAAAATACTGGTCCTTGTCTAAATACATCAAGTACAGGTCAAAACGAATCACGAACGTCATCGACAACTTTGAAAACCTTTTGGTTGATTACGGCAAGCAAAATGGATACTATGGTGTTGTTGCGGGTCACATTCATACTCCAGACGTAAATAACGCCAAAGGATACTATAACTGTGGTGATTGGGTAGAAACCTGCTCTTGGCTATCAGAAGACGATTACGGAAATATAAAACTGAACTACTTCTGATGATAGATCAAATTAGGAAACTAGAAGATAATTGGGAGACAGTCCTAGAAGAATACAATTCTATCAAAAGCACCGAGAAGTATTTTGAGAGAGATTTGTATGTTGGGGATTGGGATGTCTACCCCTTCTTGTTTTTTGGCAGGCCGTTCCCCGAAAACCAATCAGCCTGCTCCAAGACTTGGGATATGCTAAAAGCGATCCCTGGATTGACAACCGCGAGCTTTTCGATCCTCACTCCACACACTGAGATCTTTCCTCATACGGGATTTACCTCAGAGGTAATAAGATACCACTTAGGCTTGGAGATTCCAAACAACTGTGCTATAACAGTAGAGGGGAGAGAGTTTAAGTGGCAGCAAGGAAAGATATTTAAATTCGATGACACAAAAGAACACTCAGCCTACAACAGAAGCGAGCGAGACAGAGTTGTCCTGCTCTTCGATGTTAGAAAAGATCACTGAATATGCTTCAAGCCAATTTCAGCGTTGGTGCCAAGTTTACGACTACGATCAACATACTGATTCAGGCAAATCCCTCAAAGCCCATGCAGATGCTTGTATTTCTGCATACACTGAACTACTATCCTTTTTAAGAGAGTTGGAGAAAGATCTTGAAGAAAGACTGTGACGGAACCTATGAAAGTATTGGATGGAATGCTGGAGAACTTGTCTCAGCTAAACAACGTGCTTATGGCGATTCTTTCGGACGAAGTGGAGAATGCCTTCGTCAAATGTTTCCCAATGGCATCAAGCCAGAGCAATATGATGACCTTCTCACCATCGCTAGGATTCTAGACAAACTATTTAGAATCGCCAACGACAAGAATGCCTTCGATGAAAACCCTTATCAAGACATTGTTGGTTACGGTTTGCTGGGGATGAAACGTCATGCTGAACACAACGATTCCTGAATTTTATTGTCTAGCTCGTAAGGAGTTTTTTTACAACCAAGAGAAGGGGCACGGCGAGTTTGTACCTGTCATGCTTTTTGGTGCAAGATCGCGTGGAGGCAGGGTGCTAGAGTTTCACGCTGTAACAGATGCGGGAATGCAATTCCTGGGACTACCCCCACACGCCATCTGCCATAAGCCTTGCGAAAAACCTCTGATCCAAGACTCTCAACTCTGGGACTGTTTCGGTGATGAAGTTACCGTAGAGAAGTTTGATTATCTCGAAGGGATGAGATGCAAGTACAAACGAGAAAGTGATGGCAAGTGGCTTTCTGGTAAATACATGATGACCTTCGACTGGACGGACAATGCATTCTCGGATGATCCTTCACAGCGCAAGAATGGTCATCTTATTCAGCTAGATTCTGGTAACTACACAGTTCAACCAAACAATAGGACTCTTTGGTTCGATCCTTCTTGGACTACGAATGAGCCTGACCTAGATTGGAAAGTAAACGAGCATGTGTGGTCATCAGAAAACCAACATGCTCGTCACAAGGAAAACAAGTTCTTCTACGATTAGACTCCTCTATCAAACTTATCTTGCCTTAGAGTATTAAATGCGGTAATGTTGCCATAAGTAATTTCTAAATCAATTACTCCTGCCTGATTTTTGTTTTCTTCTTCCAACCTAATTTGGACTGAATCAATCAAAGCTCCGTTGTCTGCTTTATATTGCATATGCCCAGGATTTCTTGAGTCAGCAAAGCCAGCATAACCACAAATTCCAGACACATTACCAGCAGCCACCTCATCCATACTATACTCATCTGCAATATGATTATGAACAGACATACTGTTCTCGGTAAAAGTATATTGAGTTGAGCTAGGTTCTGCGTGATAGAAAACCCTATCTGTACTATTATTAGCGTAGTCGTAGTGAATTGTCAACTCAAAATAGTTACATTGTATTCTGTTTCCTTCAGTGTCTACGAATGGAAGACCTGAAGTATCTCCCACACTAGCAGGAACAGCGGATACAATGTAACTGAATATTCTTTCTCCGCTATGTAATTCTGGATTATATGCCATTTAACAGTTCCACTTTCTTAGAGCTTTATTGATCCTTGAATCAGGATCTCTTGCGGTCTTGGCTGAAGTTAATTTGGACTTCATGCCTTTCATCCTTCGGCAAAAAGAGGCGCGACGTTTGGCAGACTTGCTACCTTTTTTAAGTTTAGAGGGTTTTGTAGTAACAGCAGTCTTTAGTTTAGATCCAGGGTTAGCTGCACGATAGCGAGCAACACCTTTTGCAGTCAGACCACCAGCAGCAGACTTGTCACCACTCTTGACAGAGAACTTCTTGGGCATGGTGCCCTTTCTTCCCTCGTTCATATTGTCTTTTGCTCTTTCTCTTTGTCTTCTGTTGATTTGGTTATCTCGTTTAGTGGCCGCACGCATGATGTCCGATTTGCTGCGTCTGCCCTCTCCTCTGTGTGCAGCCTGAAAAGCTCTTAGTCTTGCTTTGTCAAGCTTAACTCTTTGATCAGCAGGAGACAGTTCACGCATCTCAGCTAAAGCAAAAGCCATGGTAGCATAAGTGTTGATGATGGACTCGTTCTTCTTCTTGCTCTTGTTACCCCAATTATCAGCACCAACCTTTCTACACTTTACGAGCGCACCAGAAGCATAAGCTGAGGGCCAAACACTGTAGCGGGACTTTACCTTACTGTAGCAAGCGTCTTTCTTTTCATTGATCATTTTGATTTTCTTTTTGGTTTATCTGTAGAAACATAGGTGGGCTTTGCTGCCCCTGTTTTTTGTGGTTGGCCTGGATCAGCCTTCCTCTTTCTTCTTTGTGCGGACTGACGTTCAGCCTTAGACATGGATGCTCTCTTCGCAGAGGACACACACTTTGGAGTAGTCTTTTGTCCAGGCTGACGAGCGCATGGTTTACCAGATACAACTTGTACCCACCCTGGCTTGCCTCCCTTTGAACGAGAATTCTTAAACCAAGCATGGAGTCCTTCTTCACTAATTCTCTCCATGCTCTCTTTGAGCTTGGCTTTCTTTTTTACGCAGTTGGGATAACGCTTACCAAACATGGTCTTCATGCCCTTCTTTTCGTATCCAGCCCAGCACTTCTCGGCTAACATATTTTTAAGTTTTTCTCGCTTATCCATTGACATTTAGCACTCCGTCTGGTATTATGTAGGCTACAGCGAACATCCACCAACAAAAAAAGATTTTCATGAATATTTTTGTACTTGATCGTAACCCCAAGCTCGCAGCACAGTATCATGCGGATAAGCATGTGCCCAAGATGATTCTTGAGACTGCACAAATGCTATCCACTGCTCACCATGTTTATGGTACTCCACAAGCTCCTCTTGTTTACAAAAAATCTCATCTGAATCACCCATGTACGCTCTGGGTACGGGAATCTGTAGACAATTATGGTTGGGCATTCGAGCTATTCCGTGAACTTAATAATGAGTTCGTTCGTCGTCGTGGTAAGAAGCACCTTTCTTGGGTTAAGCTGAAGGAGCACCTCTCCCACACGCCCTCTCTGCCTCTCCAAGGGCTCACACCGTTCGCTCAGGCCATGCCCGACCACTACAAGCAAGAGGACGCTGTAGAGGCTTACAGGGCGTACTACAGAGGCGACAAGGCCAGCTTCGCCAAGTGGGAGTGGCCTACCGCTCAGACTCCTAGCTGGTGGAATTCTTCTAAGTTTTCTCAAGTCGGGGGTTGACATCTGCCGATAGTATGGTATAATACTCCCTATGAGCTACAAACAAAGCAAAGATCTTCAGAGTATTTGTCGATACGTTGAGTACGTTCGTGATACGCTTAATCGTAAATCTAACTCCCTAAACTCTTCGTGGTGTAAACTTCAGCCAATGGCTACTGAAGAACGCTGGGGTTATGATTCTGTCAAAGAGACTGATTTGGATCCTGTCTTCCAGGAGCTTTATGATTCTATGGATGAACTCGCTGATGTGTTTGCTGTCCTTGAATCTCTGATTACTGATTATATTAATCATCAATATCGCTGATAAATTATCAAATGAAGAACGTAACACTGACAGCTACAATCTTTCTTAGTTCTTGTATTGAATCCAACCACCGTCCAGAGGTATATGCTGAGGTAGAGCGAGTTAAAGAAGAGATTCAACTATACAAAGAAACTCAAGAGGAAATTCGCCAACAAGCCTTCTATGATGCTTTGGCGAATTTTGAAGGTGAAAGCTTTGATGAGCCTAATACTAAGCTATTCTTTTGGAATAACTATGGATATTACTCAAAGATTGATCCTGAGGGCCGAGGAATGCGAACCTACGAATTCCTCAATTACCTAGATGCTGAACGTCCTCCAAAAGCTGTTCGAGAGTATGTTCGCTTTTGGCTTCAAATCGAAAACCCTACTCTCCGTAACTCTGTCGCTGATATTATTTGGCGAGACTACTTGAGCCGTGTACATTGAATCTAGATCACCATTTTTCCCAAGTTTTCTCAAGCTGAGGCTTGACATCTGCCGATAATATGGTATAATACCCCCATGAGAGCACGACAAATCGTACAACAGTTGGACCATTTCAACGATGTCACTCTGGAGATCCTGGAGCTTATTGACATCTGGCGTACTGCCAAGCACGATGAGCTAATTGTGGCCGTCAAGGAGGCTCACGAAAAGCTCGACAGAATGCGGCAAGAGAGCTGTGACCTGGCTGACGGAATCGACTATCACATTACCGAAACGACGGGGAAACTCTGATATGGGACTTGATATGAACATGTACGCTGTTGAAAACGACACCCTCACCATGGAAAAGCTTTATGGGGAGGATTACTACGCTGACCTCAAAAGCTGGTACTGGCGCAAGGCTAACCAGATCCACGAATGGTTCGTGAAGAATGTACAGAACAACAACGACGATTGTGGGCTGTACGAGGTTAGCATCGACCAGATCAAAAAGCTTCTTGATGAGGTCAACTTTACTCTGGCTACAAAAAACACCGCTGGCCTTCCTCCTGCTGGGGGAGTCTTTTTCGGGTCTAGTGTCGTGGACGATTTTTACTGGGAGAATGTCACGGACACTCAACGGTATCTAAAAGAAATGATTGAAGACTACGAAGCTAATTCTCAAACCAAATTCTATTACACCTCTAGCTGGTGATACACATGAAAGTATTGAACGACATGAAGGGCAGCATTGACGGTAAAGTAATTCTTTCCCGACTGGATTGCCGTAGACTACACTCTGCTATTTTCTACTATCTTAAAGAAGAGCCTTCGGATGAAGAAGCAGAGGGACTTCGTAAACTACAGGCTCAACTAAAAGCAATGATTCAGGAATTAGGTTGACACCGAGGACTGACTGTGGTATAATACACGCATGAACGACAAGCAGCTAGAACTCATCGAGGAGAAGTACGGTAAGCTCATCCACAAGATCGGCCACTGGATTTCTGGTGACACCGCTATCTCTTCGCATGACGACAACACACAGGACATCTGGATCGCAGCTATGGAGGCAATTCGTGGCTACGAGAAGAAGGAGAACATGACCTTCGATGAGTTCTGGGGCACCAAAGGTTTCGACAAGTATATCAAAACGTGCTTGTGGAACGTGAAGAACAGCAAGGGAGCAAAGATCACCAAGAAGTTTAACATCACCCGTAACACCGTTGACATTGTAGACAACGAGGAAGTGCTACAGAAAGAGGATTCCTCCGTGGCTTGCTCTGACACTGATATCTTCCTTGAGCAGATTCAGCCCATGCTCACTGAAGATCAGCGAGTGCTTGTGCGTTCGATCCTTGAGGACCCTACATATATCAAGCCTTCGGGCAAGGTAAACATCAACGCTCTAGCCAAGAACACAGGCAAGACCTGGAACGAGGTGAGCATCCTTCTCAAAGACCTTGGGCGACGAATCGGTAACGAACTATGAAACAGTACAAAACAGTATATCTCAGCGGTAGTATTTCTGGCCGCAGCAAAGAGGACGCAGACTTGCACTTCAAAGCAGTCCAGCGTTGGATCGAGGAGCAGACAGACGCTTATGTCTACAACCCAATGGAATTCAAGGAGCGTGATTGTTGGGAGGACTACATGCGAGACGGTATCTCAGCTTTGATGGACTCTGATGCTATCCTGATGCTGGATGGTTGGCAAGAGAGCAGGGGTGCTTCTCTGGAGAGGCATATCGCTATTGAACTCAAGATTCCTGTCTTCTACGAACACACTACACTATGGGCTTCTTCAGAAAACTAATTTACGCAACCATAATCCCTCAAGAAGTGAGGGAAGCAATCAAGATTGACGAGCTAAAGAAGCTCAACGAACAAAAAGAAAAGGACAAGAAGAAGAAATGAGCGACAAAACTTATGACCTCCTGAACACTTTCATTGTGACACTTGGCATTCTAGGCTTCTCCTGGATCGCACTAATCGCGGTGGATAAGGCTGCTGCTCGTAAGCACTCCGAGGAGATCTATCGTCTGGAGATCAAGGAGATTGAAGCCAACGCTCACATGAAACTGTCTGACATGATCATTGATCTGAACGAAACCATTTTGAGCTTGAAGGAGCAACTGTAAAAGAATGAGCACTTACGATTTCAAAGACTATAACGGACCTGTCCCTGCTCATAGACATACTAACCCTGACGGTTCTGTTGGTGGTTGGGTAGCTGATACCGCTTTTGTAGATGATACTGCTTACGTTGGTAAGGATGCTAAAGTGT